TACATTGTAGTATACGGGTTTAATAACTCGCCAAAACTTAGGAGATATAAAAAAAGCCCCTTTATAAAAGCGGACTTGTTACTACTCTTTTCCTTCTGTACCTGGAGTGCTACCTTGAGTTTCCTCAGGCATCATTGTTGCTTCAACTGCTGGTGCGTCAATGTTTGCATCCATTGGACCATCCATTCCTTCTTGCATTGGAGGCATGTCATCACCGGAGATACTATCGTACTCCATACCGTAATCCATTTCCCATGTGTACTCATTAGACCAATCTGGCTCATCTGAATACATCCATTCTTCAGCATCGCAATCATAACAATAGTCTGTAGCGGCATTTCCGAACATATCATGCTCGTCCCACTCCCATTGTGATGGTTCCATCCAAACTTGCATTGGGGCGTCCCAATAAGCATCTTCACCAAAACCGTCTGGCTTGGCGTGTGTTGGTGTGTCTGGGTGCATATAATCACCCTCACATGGTCCGTGGAAGTTCATTTCGTACTCTTCGATTTCATGTGGTATTTCTGACAACTTCATTGTTAGCTCATTTAACTTGTTGCTAATATCCCAAATCATGTCATATATTTCTATTCTTGGGTCAATCATTTTAATCTCCTAAAAATATTTAGTTACGGCTCTATACCGTAACACCTATATTTACTGTATACGGGAGAAGTTACCGAAGTTAGGACTAGAATTTTGCTAGGTCACGAACTGATTTAAGTACCTTAGAAAGCATAGTAAAACTATTACTAGCCTTTTCTAATAGTTCGTTGTTTGGTCTAGTAGACAAAGAAGACTGCATAAAAGCAATTTGACCCATTTGACTATAGTATGTCATACTAGGCCATTTACGTTTTTTAATATCCCATGCATCTATAAACAAACATTCTTCACCAATAGCTCGGAGAATTGGTTGTCTGGATCTACCTCTAGGAATAGAACGTGCTTCTAGTATTTTAATAGCAACGGATTCGCTACCTATGTCATTACGTTCGATTGTTCTTGCGATTGTGAAAACTAGGAAATGTTCAATTTCTGGATCTAGGTATATAGGAGTAACCGAAGTTGCTTCTGTAACCAATTCCCAACCGGCCTTAATATAGGGGTTCCAGTCTTTCATGTATGTATTTATTTAAAATTTACCTTGGCCTAACGTGCTTAAACTATTAAGCCATAGCATAATATCGTTGTTTACGAGCCGTACTTCTATGTTATCCGCCTCTCCAAATAGTCTCAAATACCCTGCACCTATATAGTAAGGCCAATCGCAATGATTTTGCAATCCTATTAAGTGTCCAGCATTTAAACGAAATCCAGTTGGTAATTGATGAGAGTAATGAGTCCAATCTTTCCGCATAAGACTCCAACCAAAGCTAGTAAGTCTTAGACCTTTCTCCTTACCTTCAGTATAGTTTTTAAACATACTATAAGGAGTAACTTCTGTGGTTTCCCACATACCTTGTCTCGGATTTTTGTCTATGTAATATTTAACTAGTTTATTTGCTAGATCCATGCTCAACAATCTTTCTGCCGTTTTTTAATTCAACAACAGAAAAATCGTTTGTTCTAAATAATTTGTTTAATCGATCTGACAAGTTAAATGCATGTCCTGGATTAGAAAAGGATACTTTCTTATATTTAGGTCCAGGATAAGATACAAGCGAGTTTAAAGTACGAAGATTAATAGGCTTGTCTTTGTGAAAGACAGCATATATTGCATCGGCACTAAGTACCTCTTCTGACTTATATGTTGTTTGATCTGTATGTGTTAATATTACTGTAGGTTTAGGTCTGCTCATAAATTTATTCCTTCAACTGTATTTATCATCAAAATACCGTTAAGTATACTTTTAACCTACCCATATACGGAACTTAACCATTCAGAATGATGTTGTGCTTGATCTACAGCCTTTTGCATATCGTGTTTACCACAGAACTTCATAAAATGTATACCAACACCTTGTTTCTTAGGTACTTGTACTGCTTCTCCAATAGTAGAATCTAGTTCTTTAATAATATCTTCAGGTTGTGCATGTAGATCTATAATGCTAACATTACGTTCATAATCATCTCTAACTAAATGTTCTACGCCTTCGTGATCAGTCCAACGTTGTAGCATTAGATTATTCCACATAAACCCTTTGTTATCTCTGTCTGCAAATGCCTCTTGTAGACCTACTTTATTCTTAGTACCTTTAGTACGAACACCAGGATATGCACTAAAAATATTATCAGACACATCGCCTCTCATACATTTTTCAAATAACATAAAGTCTGGATTAGGAGCCGCTTTTACTTCTTTTGTTTTCTTGTCCTTAACAGGTTTGCCTTTATCATCAAAGTAGCCATCAATAGTAGTCTTAATACCAGTTATACCATTGTACAAATCAACATTAGAAGCAATCAATTGTTCAAAGTCTTTGTCACTAGATACAATTACATGTCTATCGTTAGGGTGTAAATCAATCCAACGTGCAATTAAATCATCTGCTTCGACACCAGGATTCTGTAGTACTGTTACATTAGTACGTTTAGTTAGGTACTCTTTAAATACGTCAAAACTTTCCCAAAAGATCTTTTCTTCTTCTTGCTCTTTAACTGTAAGTTTTGCACGAGCATCTGATCTTTGTGCCTTATAAGGAGGATATACATTCTTACGCCAACTACGTCCTTCAAAGCAACATACAACATGAGTAGCTTTTTGCTCACGCCATTGCTTTAAGATACTAGCAAATATAATGTGATAACTCATTGCAACACGTTCTTCTGATGTACCATGGCGTATTACATGCCTAGCACGGAAAAACAAGTTAGCGGCGTCAACTAATAGAAATGACATAAACTTCTCCTAAAGTTTTATTGTTTTTATAATATAGCACACTATTTTTTATTTGTCAACCAAAAATATGGAATTACTTTACCTTCATGATCTAAACAACTATTCATTGCTTTTAACCAAAGTTTATCATATGCAGACAATTCATGTGTTTTCTTTTTCTTGGACATTAAATTGGATGCTTCTTTGACGGGGTAGTAGGTCCGCCTACTGCATTTTGATCTATGTATTCTTTAAGATTATCTTGATCAAAACAATAGACTTTAGCAGGGCCACCAAGATAGTCTAATGCTAACTGCTTTACTTTTTTATGATTTACCATTGCTTCTTGCTGGCATTGTTCTAAACTATTAAATGTAGGACTTGTCAATATATAATGTTCTGCCGAACCATCTGGATACAGATTTATTGCAACTAATACTAATAACCACTTCATTCTTGGTTTAACGTTTTCTCGTTAGTTCGGACTCTATTACCATCAGCAATAGCACTTTGTTGTGCTTGTCCATCTAAACTAACGTTTGTACATAAATCTGTAAACCATTGATCAACTACTGCTTCAGGTGTAGGCCCATAGTAATTTGCTTTAATTAAATGCTTAACAAATGCAGGATTCCATTCTAATTCAAAGTATCCTTCTTTTGGATTATCCTTATTAACATCACAAGTAATAACATTAACCCAAGGTTCTTTGCTATTTTGCATTTTCTCAGCCATTGTTGGATCATGCTTTACTTCTTTACTGAGTTTCTTTTTAAGCCAATCAAGCATCATTTTGTTCCTCTCGTATTACAATTTGTGCTATAATGTCGTTTCGTTCTTCATCAGAGTAATTTCTCCAATTTATACGTTCTTCATCAGTACGATAACAGCCAATACAATATTGACCTTCTGGACCGTACCCTGCTACACATATACCTTCACATGGATTAGTTTCAATAAAATGTCTCGACATTAACACTCCTAAGTAAGAAACGCCAAACCCCATTGGGGTTTAGCTATTCCTAATTAATGGACGGATGCTCCGTCCTCATATAAATTTATGCCCATTACACGGAGTAAGTTTTCCATTTCTTGTGGCACGTCTGATTCTTGTTTGCCTTGCGGAATAAAAATTCCTTTTACACGACCGTCCTCTCCAAATATAAGAGCCCAGTCATTGTCTTCCATTAGTTCGTCTAGTTTACCTTTAACTTGCATTTCTTTATCTCCTTGAATTATCAGAAAATTTAGTGTTTGCAAGGTTCTCCAGTTTCGACTGGACCAACAGTTCCGTCATTGCCGACTTGTTTAAAGTAAAAGTTGTCACCAATAGCCAAATCCTGAAGTGGGTCAGGGCTAATAGCATATGCTCCTGACGGACTAGGATTCTTTACAACCTTTTGACATCCAACCCAAACATATTCTGCTTTGCCGTTTTTATTGGCCGCTATGTGACCAGGTGAACATGCACCTAGTACTGCTAATGTAGAAAAAAGCACTGGAATAACCTTAATTGTATTCATAGTTAGAAATCCTTTTCTATTTTGTGTAAAACTGCCTTCTGTAAGCAACGTTATTTATGTTCCTATAGCATTTCCAAACAAATAAACATGCACTCTTGCCGCCACATTATATCCTCGTTTGAATGCTCTTTCTGCAATAGCACCTGCCGTTGCAGTTTGTTCTTCTTCTCTTGCACCAACAGGCATAACCCAAACTGGCCATTTTACTCCTGCTTTTCTAAATTGTGCAATTACACTTTCCATTTCTTGCCAATGTTCCTCCTTATCACCTACTACAAACTTTAATTGACCTGCTTTAGATAAATTATAATACTCTGCTACATTGTCTGGCTTAATAGCCTTCTCAGGCTTCTCACCTGCTACTGTCCATAGTTTTGGACTGACACTAAAAAATATTTCAG